TTATTCCTGGATCTTGCCTTCGCGTACCCATTCGTCCACTTCAGAAATCTTAAATTTATACCGTTTTCCCGCCCTGTAAACAGGGAGCTTTCCTTCTTTGATCCACGTCCGGACTGTGTCCTGGCTGATGCTAAGATGCTCTGCAACATCCTCCAGATTGACCCATTTTTCGACCTGCTGTTCTTCGTACTCGTGACTCATCTCATCGCCTCCTTCACTAAGGGAATTACAGTTTAAAAACCCGGTAACCGGCTTTTTCCAAGACTTCGATCAAATTGATCCGTTTGATAGCCCAATGTGTCCGACTCAATTCTGTGAACGATCTCGCTCCCGCAATGCCAAGCTCAAAAGAAAGATCAATCAGAACCTGCTGTGGCAGCGTGTTGAGCTTGGTGAAATACACCTTGATGCCATTGTCCTGAACCTTAATATCGTTCACGTACCCATAATATGCCATGTGATCCGGATCAGTTCTGGAATAGTAGTGGTTTTCACTGCAAAAGATGGCGGGAAACGTCTTGATGATCGCTATAGCCTCAGGCGAGAGCGACGCACACAGATCTTTCATCTCCTGAGATGTGCTCTCTGTCAGGGCACGATCTTTAGGAACAAGGAAAAATGCGCTTTCATAATCTTCGCCACCCAACACAAAGAAATTGAAACAATCGTAATTGAAGGTAACGCCCTGGCCAATTACCGGCATTCCGGTTTGCGGAGCGCTAGGAAAGATAGCAACGTTCTGCTCATACCGTGCGACATAGGCAATCTGCGTGTTTTCATTGCCTGTCTGTGTAAGGGATACCGGCGTCGGCTGTGCTTGCTGGGGAAGTTGTTGAGGAACGACCTGAAGCTCTTTGTCCATAGTCAGTCCTCCTTCTTTCCGGCATGGTAATGCTCAACATGCCCGATCTGCGTGTTGTTGCTTCCGTTCTGAGTAAAGTTAAAAATGAACGGGCTGGTGACAACCTGTTGTACAGGCTGTTGCTGAGGGATTTCTCTGATTACCGGAGCATCGTCTTCAGCTACCACATCATCGTCGCATGTCGGAGGCTGCTGCTTTGCAGTGATCACACGAATACCCTCCAGCACATCTTCTCCCATGTTCCCTTGGTAGATCCTCGGCGCACCGCCCGCCGACGGACACCAACGGTTGTAGGTATCATCGCCGACTGTATTGTCCTTGCAAACAGCCACAGCATAATGCCAGATGCCCAGCAGGAATGCCGGGAGATATACTTCATTCAGGTCGTCGAAGGCGGCCTTTTTTGTTATCTGCCCGTCAACGGTGATATAGAACTCATCCATCGGCGGTTTTATTTCATCATCCTTCATAACGAGGTCAGCCAGTGCACGTACCAAGGTGACATGCTTCGACACTTTCTCGCCGACGTCGATGAACTCGTCCACAAAGGCTTCCATGTCATGCAGTGCTTCCGCATATTGCGTTTTCACCCGTTTGTCAAAAGCGCGGATCTCTTGGGTATCCCCAAAGGGAAGGTAAACACTTGACTTGGCTTTGCAGGACTTGAAGCCATCTGTGGCTCCCTTCAGCTTTTTCTTATCCAACTCCTGAAAGTCAGGATTGATCACCTTGAACAGTCCCATGAGCACTTCCGGATCAGACATGCCGTCACTCTCACTGTTGTAGTGCTCACGAGCACCCATGCGCTGCTTCAGCCCCTGAAGGGTTAGGGTGAAGAATGTGCCCCCGCACAGGCGGGGATACCCATGTTTTGACACTGGTTTTCCTCCGGTTGACCATCGTTTGCATCTGGCTTGTCGGAGATCAAGAATCAAAATCAACCCCCAACAAACCCCACTAAAACAGATTATACCACAGTCACTCTGCTATTACAATCGCTGTTATTTGAATCACTGCATTTGGTTTGTAAGTTTTTTTGTTCGCAGACCTAAAAAACCTTACGAACTATAGCAGCCGACCTAATGAACGATTGGATGACTCCTGTGAGAAATCATGGGAGCCACTCCTCCTGTGATTTCCGCAAATTTGCGAAATACAGGAGGAAATCCAATGTCAAGAGCAGCAAAACCGAGTCCTACTAAGTCCTACTACCTGCCCGGCGATCCGTCCCGGACACCTTTGACCCACGAAGAATTCTGCGACATCATGCGCCCCTTCTGGAAGCAGCGGAAGCAGCTGCAGCGGGCTGGCGAGTGTAATGCACCCGCGCGACACGTTTGTATGTGTGACTGCGCAGATTGTCCTTACCGGCGCTGCGGTAATACTGTTCCCATGGACACCTTGGAAGCTATCGGCGAAGAAGTAGCTGATCCGTACTACATGGAGGAGGAAGTTGCTAATCGTATCTTTGAGCAGCAGATTTATCGTTGCTTGCCCCAGATGGATACCATCGACAGGATCATTATCCGTTGCATGGTGCTTCACGAACGTGATGTGACCGAGCGCCAGTTGGCTGCTCTGATCAGCAAGGCCACCGGGCAGAAATACAGCCATCAGGCCGTCCACAAGCGGATCCCTGCTGCAGCCAAACGGCTGGCTGATCTGATGAATTACCCCTACTAAAGAACGAAGCCGAGGTTGGTATTAACCCAGCCCCGGCTCTTTTTATGCCTTCTGATAATACATCATCTCATCGCCATCAGCTCGCAGCACCAAGCCAGGTGCCCACGGTGGTGTTCGGCTCATCTGTTCCGAAACCGCCTGCAGCGAAACCTCCGGCGGACATTCGATGATCAACTCATCATGCACATGCGCCACAATTCGGCTGGTACGGAGCGTCTGCATGGCGTAGCAAAGGATATCCCGGCTGATTGCCTGCACAATGTTCTCACAGAATTTTGGCCCGTAAGATTCCAACCGCTCCCATTTTTTTGTGCTGCCGATGCCCATGTAGGTGATAGCATCGCCGCCGAACTGGTTTGTACCGATCTGTGGTTTGACGTAGCTGAGCCTCCGTCCGGATGGCAGCGTGATAAACAGCATCCCGCTGGTGCTGGTGAACCTGATCCCATGTGTTTCCGTTTCACTCTTGTCGATAACAGCTTCCATGACCGCTCTATCCACATCCCACCAGAGACGCACAATGTTCGGATTGGATTCCCTCCATGCGTCCACCAACGGCTTCAACTCATCTTCAGGAACGCCCATTTCCAATGCACCCATGGCCTTCAGAGCACCGACGCTGCCGCCATAGCCGAGGGCCAATTCTGCGACCTTGCCGCGCTGGCGAAGGTGGCCGTTTATGCCGTGCTTCACAACTGGCACATGAAACATGGCTGATGCCGATGCACAATAAATGTCGCCGCCCTCCAGGAATACCTTCTGCCGCCATGCTTCTCCGGCTAGCCAGGCAATCACACGGGCCTCGATGGCGGCAAAATCGCTGACGACAAATTTGTATCCCGGTGCCGGGATAAACGCGGTACGGATCAGCTGACTCAAGGTATCCGGCACGTCGGCATACAGAAGCTTCACCTGCTCGTAATCTCCGCTGCGAACCAGCTCCCTGGCTACACCAAGATCCGGCATTCTATTCTGTGGCAGATTCTGCAACTGGATCAGCCTGCCGCTGAATCGGCCCGTTCGATTCGCGCCGTAAAACATGAACATGCCACGGGCGCGGCCATCAGCGCACACCGCGTTTTTCATGGCGATGTATTTTTTTACGCTGCTTTTCGCCAGCTGTTGGCGAAGGAGCAGCACCTCCCGCAGCTCTGGCGGGCAATCCTGCAGTAATTCCGCAACGGCCTTCTTACCAAGGGTCTCTGTTTCCAACCCATTGTCCGCCAACCAGGCCTTCATCTGCTGGACGCTGTTGGGATTCTCCAGGGCGGTCAGATGCTGAATGGCAGCGGTCAGTTCATTTCGGGATTGGGTATCCATTTGGATCGCATTTTCCACCAGTTCCATGTCCAGCGCGATGCCTCTGTCGTTGATCTCCTGATCCTGATGGTACTGATCCCACACCTGCTCAGGGACGGGATAGTTCCGCAGTCTGTGTTGGATCGCCATTTCGGTTTCCACGTCACGGATGTTGTACGCTTTGAAGGTTTCCCATTTCTGCCGGTCATGGGATGGCAGGTTGCGGATGCGTCCGCCATTGGTTTTGCTCGGCACACAGGGCTGACAGAAATATCGGATCAGTTCTTTTCCTTCCGACATTTTCTGCTTGTCCAAGCCCAGCACCGCGCCCGCTCCGGCCAGAGACAGCGGGAGGCCGAGATAGGCTGACCACACCATGGTGCATCGCCATCCCGCAGGATTCAAGAAGCGGGCACAGTCCGTCGACATTGGATGGTTATCATGAAAAGGATCAAGCAAAAGCCCCAGATCGGCCAGATGCCGGGACAGGCACACCCGCTCAAAATTCGCGTTGAATGCCCATTTTGTCACATCATCATCTGTCAGTGCAGCCAGCACATCCTCCGGAATGCTTTCCCCAGAAGCCAGGTCAATCACCTGAACCTCACCGCCGTCCACAGAATAGCCAAACAGCAGGATCTGAAAGTCCGGTGATTCCGCGTACTTATATACACCGCTCCTCGTCAGATCCACGCTGCTGAAGGTTTCGATATCGATACTGATGTTTTTCACATATACACCCCCACAGAGAGAAAAGGGTGGCAGATTGCTCCGCCACCCTGACTTTTCCGGATTAGTTCAGGAAATCCTCGTCGCCATCGTCTACGGCATCAAAGTCGTTGCTGGCGTTGGTGTGCCCGCCGAGGGGTTCGCCGTCGCGGATCTTCTGGATGTTGCCCAGGCCACAGGCTACGCCTTTGTTCCCGTTCACAGAGAAAGCGTACAGACTGATGGAGACCCTGGCGTAAACACCGCTATAGATCTCGCTGCGGTCGATGATCGGCTGCACATGGCGGTCAACCACCTGGGGAGCGGTCTTGCTGTTGGCGTTGATGAACCAGCAGCCCTTGTAGGCGTCATCCTCGCGCTCCAGGTCGCCGTCCCGCAGGGGCAGCTTCAGCGCGGCCTTATTCGGGATCTTCCCGCCGAACTTGCCGATGCCCTCCTGGATCGCGCAGTCGGTGGCGCGGTTGATGGCATCCACGGTTTCGGTGTCGCTCTTGGGGATGATCAGGGAGCAGCTGTAGCGGGGATCACCGCCGCTGACGGGAGCCTTCGGGTCCCAGATGTTCGCGTAGGACAGACGGACGATACCGGTGACGACTTTGGTGTTATTCTGCTTAGCCATATTTTTCAATCCTCCTGAAATTCATTGAAATCGGTTTTGACGTTATTCAGAGCCGGGCGCTTGTCCGACTCAGGGACCAGTGTTGGCTTTCCTGCGGGCTTATGGACACAGGAGCCTAGCACCTCGGCAAAGGTCTGCTTGCCCATGAGCTTTTCCATCTCTCCGATGGGCAGGAGTGTTTTTCTGAAGATGTCCTTATAGCCCGCTGCGTTGGCAGCAGCTATTACGGCATCCTCATCGGTGTACTTGCGGACGCTGCGGCCCTCGACCAGCTTCCAGCCGGGCCACTGCTTACCTTGATGCAGCGCTCCGTCCAGCGCATAGGTCTTGAGCTCGTCTGCCCATTTGATCAGGTCATCCAGCTTGCCCAGCACCTCACCGATTTCCGCATCGGTAAGCAGCGGTGGCATGGCGAAGTCCAGCTTTGCCAGTTCCAGATTCGCTTCCGCTCTAGCCCGGCAGCGCACCGCCGCCTTGCAGAAGACACACCATGTGCCGGGATGGTAGTCACCCTTTCCCTGAAAGGCAAGGTCTGCCAGGGGCTTCAGTGTGTTTTCTGCCCAATCCTTCAGATCCGCGACTGAGATAGACCAGGTGGAAATGTTCTCCCTTCGCGGCTGGTAGATCGTCATGCTGACCGTGCGAATATCGTACAGGCCATCAAAGATGTTTAAGGCACCCAAGGCGTACAGCATCATCTGCGGATTGTGCTCCGCCTCCACAACGATGCCCTGACCATATTTCAGATCGATGATATGGAGCTCGTCATCGGCCACAATCAGAGCATCGCCAGTGCCGAAGCCATCGGGTACCCAGCAGGAGAAATCCAGCCGCTGCTCGATCAGCAGGATTGCGTCCGGGCAGCGCTTCTTTGCCTCCGCCAAGGTTTCCAACACATACTGGACGTATCCGTCCGTGTGCCCGTCCATCTCATCACTGTCATAGGTGGAGATGGGCTTTTTTGTCTGGAGCTTCAGTGCTCTGCGCAGCTTATGCTCAGCCAGCGCATGGGCGGCTGTGCCTTCGGCTGCGGCTTCCGTTTCCCGATCCGCAAAGTCCTGCTCCAACCGGGCACTGGGGCTGCAGTTCAGCCAACGGTGCGCCGACGAAGCGGACAGGATCGCGTGTGTTCGCGGTGCCATTACAACACCTCCGCCTTTGCCTTCAGGGCAGCGTACCGGCTGGGATCAACGGCGCTCAGCTTGTCCGCGCCGCATTCCCGGATCAGTGCCTGTACCTCGGTGCGATGCCCGGCGACGGATTTTTCAGCCAGCACCGCCCGGACTTCTTCCAATGTAACGGTCGGCTGAGCGGGTTCCTGCTGAGGCTGCGCAGCGGGCTTATCGTTCACGGGTTCGTCGCCGCTGAAGATTTCCCGCAGGGTCTGGCTGATCTCGATCAGGGCCTCACCACATTTGTGCAGCTCTGCGACGGCGGTGGACAGTTCCGACATTTTGCTCATGCTTCGGTTCTCCTTTCTTTTGCCTCATTGCGTTGATCTGGCCAGCCATGCGGCGGGTGATCACGGAGATCGCCCACAGCGTTCCGAAGAGCTCGTCCAGCGTGCTCTCGACGGTGGCACCGGTTCCAGGGTTGTCATAGTGTTCCTGCATTTGTCCTGCACCTCACTTTCCGAAGGGGGTGTTTCGTGTCCCTTCGCAACCCACAGGACAAAAACAGGGCATTTGGCAACCAGCCGATGAAAAAAGTCAGGAGAAAATTTCTTCCATAAAAAATGACGGCCCGGTTGCCAAACCGAGCCTTTTTGTCCTGTGGGTATCGGAAGCCCAATTCTTATGAAGGAGGCGCATCGCATGAAAAGCAATGCCATGGTCACATGAGTCACATCAACCGATTCAACGCATCCGGGTATCCCGATCCCACAGCCTATGAAGCGTTGATGCGGGTAGAACAGGAGCTTCATGATTCCCGCTTTCGCCCCATCGTCTACATCTGCAGTCCGTTCTCCGGAGACACCGAAGCAAATCTGGAAAACGCCCGCAGGTACAGCCGGTTTGCTGTGGATCAGGGATACCTGCCGATCACGCCGCATCTGCTGTTCCCACAGTTTATGGACGACAGCAAGGAAACGGAGCGGAATCTGGCCATGCGAATGAACATCATCCTCCTGACGAAATGCGCGGAGCTCTGGGCTTTCGGCGACCGCATTTCCAAGGGAATGTCCATCGAAATAGCCAGAGCCCGCCGAAAGGGCCAGACCGTCCGTTTCTTTACCGACGATTGTAAGGAGGTCAACTGATATGTATTACACCGAGTCCGACGGTAACTCTTATCCCGCGAAAAAGCGCATCCGCGCCATCGACCGCTCCAAGGTGACCACGTGGAGCCGGGAGATCGTCAACTGCAACATTCTGGAGGTGGAGGCCGGTACGAACGGCTATCAGGGCGGCGATTCCGGCCACGGCTCCCGTACCTATCTGCGCCTGAAGGATCTGGGCAGCACCGACATCCGCTGCAATGTGGAAGCGGACCGGTTTGGCTGCGATTCCATCGAGATCATCCTGGGCGGCGACGCGGAGCTCGAAACCATGAAGGAAGCGCTGCGCTGGATGCTGTCCGTGCTGGAAACCCAGTCTGAAATGGAGGCCTGATCCGAATGGCAGCTTTCAATCTTTATCGGGCCAATTGCCTTGGCAACGAGTGGAACTGCCTGTATCCGCACAAGGTCTGCGTCAGTGACGAGGAATCTCTCCGGCAGGCCGTGTGCCAGGATTATGTGGCGGTCGAATACGCCAAGGGCTATCGCTCCAACGAGAATTTCATTCGCACCAACTGCCTGGCGCTGGATTGTGATAACGGGCAAAGCGAGAATCCCGAGGACTGGGTATCGCCGGAGAAGATTCTCAGCCTGTTTCCGGACGTCACGGTCGGCTTTCATTTCAGCCGCCACCACAACCTGCCCAAGGAGGGCAAAAGCGCTCGACCCCGGTTCCATTGCTTTTTCCTGATCGACGAGATGACCGATCCGGAGACCTATAAGAATCTGAAAAAGCAGATCAACAGTATCTTCCCGTATTTCGATACCAAAGCGCTAGACGCGGCCCGCTTCTTCTATGGCACCAAGGACCCGCAGGTACAGTTCCATGAAGGCACCATCACCCTGAACGAGTGCCTGGATCTGTATTATCCGGATAACGAGGATGCCTTCGCCAGCCTGCCCCTGCCGGATGCCAGCGGCATCATTCCCGAGGGAAGCCGGAACGCGACCATGTCCCATTTTGCCGGGAAGCTGCTCAAGCGGCTAGGCGAAACGGAAGAAGCCCGGCAGAAGTTTCTGGAGAAGGCCGCGTCCTGTGTCCCGCCCTTGGAGCAGCGCGAGCTGGATACCATCTGGCACAGCGCCGTCCGGTTTTACCGGAAGATCTCCCAGAGTGAGGACTATGTGTCTCCCGAGGAATACGCTGCCCGGCACGGCGATTTCCTGTACAGGCCCAGCGACAATTCTGATGTGGCGGAGGCGCGTGTGCTGGCAGAGGTTTTCTCCGGTCAGATGCGCTATTCACCGGCAACGGATTTCATCGTGTACAACGGCGATATCTGGGAGGAATCTAAGCCCCGCGCCCATGCCATCATGCACGACCTGTCCGACATGCAGTTGGAGGAAGCATCCACTGCCGCAGCGGAGGCCTATAAGATTCTGGAGCAGAACGGCGCTGCTGACCTCATGAACAAGGAAAGCAAGAAGAAGGCCCAGAGCGACATGAACGACGATCAGCTGCAGGCGTACCTGACCTATATGCGGGCCATCGGGTACCAGTCCACTGCCATGAATTACCGCCAGTCCAAAAACATCAAGGCTGTTCTGGCGGAGGTGCAGCCAATGGTGCTGATCCGGCCCCAGGATCTGGACGCTGATCCCTTCCTGCTGAATACACCGGAATGCGCGTATGACCTGCGGCTCGGCCTGGCTGGCGCGATGCCGCACAGCGCGGATCACTTTGTCACGAAGATGACCGCCGTGCAGCCGGGCGAAGACGGGAAAGCGCTGTGGCAGGATGCCCTGAACCTGTTCTTCTGCGGCGACAAGGAGCTGATTCACTATGTGCAGCAGGTCGCCGGAATGATCGCCGTGGGAAAGGTGTTCGTGGAAGCGCTCATCATTGCCTATGGCGATGGCCGCAACGGCAAGTCCACCTTCTGGAACACCCTGGCCCATGTGCTTGGTACCTACAGCGGCAATATCTCCGCCGATGCTCTGACCGTTGGCTGCAAGCGCAATGTGCGTCCTGAACTGGCCGAGGCCAAGGGCAAGCGCATGCTGATCGCCTCCGAGCTGGAGGAAGGCACTCGCCTGAACACCTCCATCGTAAAGCAGCTGTGCTCTACGGACGATGTGTCGGCGGAGAAAAAGTACAAAGATCCCTTTGCCTATACGCCCAGCCACACCGTCGTGCTCTATACCAATCACCTTCCCAAGGTGGGTGCCAAGGACGCCGGAATCTGGCGACGGCTGATCGTGATTCCCTTTGATGCGAAGATCGAGGGCAAGAGCGACATCAAAAACTACAGCGATTACCTGTTCAGAAATGCTGGCGGCGCGATCCTCTCCTGGGTGATCGAGGGGGCGGCGGATGTCATCAAGCATGACTTCAAGATTCCACTGCCTGAATGTGTCCAGCGGGCGATCAAACAGTACCGTGAGGACAATGACTGGCTGGGCCATTTCCTGAACGAGCGCTGCGAGATCGGCAACAGCCTGCAGGTCAAATCCGGCGAGCTCTACTCCGCCTACCGCACCTTCTGTGCGGACACAGGCGAGTACACCCGCTCCACGACGGATTTCTACAATGCCCTGGAGAACGAGGGCTTCACGCGTCAGAAATTGCGGAACGGGTCCTTCGTAACCGGACTGGCGCTGGGCACGAAGGCCGATGTGACCGACGACTTTTTGGAATGACATATTAATAGGAAGTGTGACACTCGTTGATGGTCAATTCCAAAACTGTTGTATAGGTAAAAATCAAGGGAAATTGGCCTATAGAGGAGTTTTGGGAACGACCGTCAACGACCGTCACACATTAGGCAATACTCACTGATGCAAAGGAGTTCGAGTCCATGATTGAAAAGCAAGTGGAGCAGGCGCTGCGAAAGGCAGTCCGGGATCGAGGTGGTCTGGCACTGAAGTTTGTCAGTCCCGGCCTTGCCGGTGTTCCCGACCGAATTGTACTGATGCCCAATCGTCGCGTCGCATTTGTGGAACTGAAAGCGCCAGGAAAGCGCCCGCGCCCGCTGCAGGTAAAGCGGAAAATGCAGCTGGAGTCGCTTGGGTTTCCGGTGTACTGCATAGACCATCCTGAACAGATCGGAGGTGTACTGGATGAAATATGTGCCCCATGACTATCAGGCTTATGCGACGGATTTCATCCTGGCACACCCGGAAGCTGCCGTGCTGCTGGATATGGGCCTTGGCAAGAGCGTGATCACGCTGACCGCTATTCAGGAACTGTGCCTGGATGCCTTTGAGATCAGCCAGGTGCTGGTGATCGCCCCGCTTCGGGTGGCCAGAGACACATGGCCTGCAGAGCTTCAGAAATGGGATCACCTGCAGGGCCTCAGCTACAGTGTGGCTGTCGGCACCGAAAAGGAACGCCTGGCTGCGCTGATGCGGCCTGCCTTCCTGCACATCATCAACCGGGAAAACGTGCAGTGGCTGGTGGAAGACAGCGGCTTGCCCTTCCGCTATGACATGATCGTGATCGACGAGCTGTCTTCCTTTAAAAGCTGGCAGGCAAAACGGTTCAAGAGCCTCCTGAAGGTGCGGCCATCCGTGAAGCGTATCGTAGGCCTGACGGGTACACCCAGCAGCAACGGTCTGATGGATCTGTGGGCAGAGTTCCGGCTCCTGGACATGGGCCAGCGGCTCGGACGGTTTATCACCCGGTACCGCGAAGCCTACTTTGTTCCCGACAAACGCAGTATGCAGCAGATTTTCTCCTATAAGCCCCGGCCTGGTGCTGAGGATGAAATCTACCGAAAAATCGGAGACATCACCATTTCCATGCGGGCGACGGATCACCTGAAGATGCCGGAGTGCATTATGAACCGCGTACTGGTCGGCATGAGCGAGGACGAGCAGCAGGTGTATGACCAGATGAAGGAACAGCTGATCGTTCAGGTCAAGGGCAAGGAAATCGACGCGGTGAACGCCGCTGCCCTGTCCGGAAAACTGTGTCAGATGGCCAACGGTGCTGTGTACACCGAGGAGAAAGATACCGTGCAGATTCACGATCGGAAGCTGGATGCACTGGAGGATCTAATCGAAGGCGCGAACGGCAAACCGCTGCTGGTGGCCTACTGGTTCAAGCATGACCTGAAGCGTATTCAGGAGCGGTTCCCGGCGGCAAGAGAAATCCGCACCAGCAAGGACATCACTGACTGGAATGATGGAAGGATCCCATTGGCGGTCATCCATCCTGCCTCCGCCGGACACGGCCTGAACCTGCAGGCAGGCGGCTCTACTCTGGTGTGGTTCGGCTTGACCTGGAGCCTGGAACTGTATCAGCAGACCAACGCCCGGCTGTGGCGGCAGGGGCAGACCGCCTCCACCGTGGTGATCCACCACATCATGACAAAGGGCTCCATCGACGTACAGATCATGCAGGCCCTGGAGCGGAAGGATAAAACACAGTCCGCGCTGATCGACGCGGTAAAGGCACAGCTGGGAGGCATACGATGACAAATACGGAACTGGAAATCATGCTGGATGCCGCCACATATCTGGGAGCACACAGCCAACCGCCACCGAACGGCACCGATACAGCTGTGGATTGGTGGATGGATGCAGCGGCGGACGTTGGCGCGATAGCCGCCAAATGGAGTAATCACCCGCTGGCCACCGCCATCCTGATCGCCATTTACGGTTACCTTGAAGAGAAAGCGAAGGCGGTGACGCCTTGAACGGATACCAGGCACTGGCGAACGGCATCATTGAACAGGCAGTAAAGGATTACCGGGAGGCGCTTCGCAGGCTGAAGAAGCACCCGGATGACAAAGCCGCCATGAAAGAGGCTGTGGAGTTGGAAGAATTCTTCCATTCTTCCTGGTATGGGGTACTGACACAGGTAGATCCGGATTATTTGATAGACAGATTGAGGAAGGAGACGGTGAAATGACCGCAAAGGAATATCTGAATCAGGCTTATTGGCTCGACCGCAGGATTGACAGCAAGCTGGAGCAGCTGTCCGCCCTGAAGGATATGGCGACGAAAACCACATCCATTATGAGTGATGACGTGGTGAGCCATACCCGCAACGTGCACAGCATGCAGGATGTCATTGCGAAGATCATCGATATGCAGGCAGAGATCAATGCTGACATTGACCGGCTGGTGGATTTGAAGCGGGACATCATGCAGGTGGTGAAAACGGTGGATGACCCGGAGCTTCAGACGCTGCTGGAGCTGCGGTACCTGTGTTTCAAGGACTGGCAGGATATCGCCTACAGCATGCATTGCACGGAGAGCAATGTGTTCAAGGTACATTCCAAAGCGCTGCAGGCGGTAAAGTTGCCGAAATTGGGTAGTGAATTCCAGTGAATTCCACTGGATTCCAGTGAGCTCCCTATGATATGATAGACTCAGCAAAACAGGATCGAGAGAGCCTCGCGGGGACACACCCGGCGGGGCTTTTCTTGTATCCGGACAAGGAGTTGAAGCACATGCTTTTTACCAGCGAACAGGTGTCCGCCGGGCATCCCGACAAGATTTGCGACCAGATCAGCGACGCCATCGTGACCGACTGCCTGAAGCATGACCGCAACAGCCGTGTGGCGGTTGAGGCCATGATCAAGGACGACCATGTGTATGTGGCCGGAGAAATCACATCCAAGCATGAACCGAATATCAGCTGTCTCGTGCGGGATGTCCTTCTGTTTACCGAGCCGGAACTGTATGAGAGCTTCAAGCTGGAAACGCAGATTTCCAAGCAGTCCGGTGACATCGCTCTCGGTGTGGATAAGAAGGGCGCTGGCGATCAGGGTATGATGTTTGGATATGCTACCAATGAAACCCGGAAAATGCTGCCCATGCCATTCGTACTGGCAACAGAAGCCATTGAAGGGCTTGATATCAAACGGCACCCAGGTCTCCTGCATGATGCGAAGGCACAGGTGACATATGATTACCGAAAGCACCGGATCGACACTTTCCTGATGAGCGTGCAGCACAAGGAAGACGTGGAACCCGAGGATGTGTTCCATCTTTGCAAACGGATCATGGAGAATGTGGCGGAAGGCCGCAGCCTGAATAAGGATTTCCGAGTGCTGGTGAATCCTACCGGGCGATTTGTGACTGGCGGCAGCTTTGCTGATACAGGTGTCACCGGACGGAAGATCATGTGCGACACCTATGGCGGTGCCTGCAGGCATGGCGGCGGTGCTTTCTCCGGAAAAGATCCGACGAAGGTTGATCGGAGCGGCGCGTACATGTCCCGGAAGATTGCCAAGGATATCCTGCGGCATGGTTTCGCCCGGCGCTGTGAGGTGCAGCTGGCCTATGCCATTGGTGTCGAGGAACCAGTCAGCATTTGCGTAAACACATTCCATACTGGCAGGGTTCCCGCTGTGTATCTGGTCAATTGGATTCGAAAGCACTATGACCTGACGCCCACCGGGATTATCTCTTCCCTGGGGCTGCGAGATGTCAATTATGAGCGCACTGCTACTCTGGGACATTTCTGGCATCAGTACATGCCATGGGAAGAATGATTGACTTTATTTCCATTGTGTGCCCACAGCCCGTTGACTTTATGGGCGTTCAGAGTGAGTAATGGCATGCAAAAAACGCAAAGGAGGTTTTTCTCATGACCATTACGACCAACACAACCGACCGCAAGGCGCTGGCCAGGGCCATCGCCGAGGAACTGGGCACAACCGCCCGCTACATGGGGATGCCCGGTTGCGGGTATCAGATCGACGATTACATTGTCGACCGGGATGGAAACATCATCGGAGAGGATTTCGGGGCCCTGCAGGGTTTCCTGCTGCGTAACGGATACATCGCCGAGGAACCCGTCGACGATCAGGAAGCGTCCGCAGAGGAACAGCCTGATGAGGAAGCGCCCGCCGATTCAGAAGCGGAGCCCGTCACCCAGATGGACATTTCGATTCCGACGCGGGATGCAACGGTAGTACAGCTGAAGAACCTGATCTTCATGCTTCACAGCCGCCAGACCCTGATCAACCGCATGACCGACAGCGACTGCCTGAAGATTCCCGACATCCTGATCGATCGCCTGCAGGAAAGCACACCGGAAACCCCGGAAGCGCTCACTGACCTGCTGGATGACTGCAAAGCCATGGAAGGCCTGACCGGATTTGATTTCCGGGACGGCAAGGTCAGCATGACGTTTCCCTTTGACGAGGCACAGCCGGAGCGCTGGACAACCTACGCCAACCTGCTGAACCGGATTTACGATGCGGCGATGAAGGCCACACGGGTGTTTCCGGAGCGGGTGGAGCCGGATGACCAGAACGAAAAATACCTCGCGCACGTCTGGCTCCAGCGGCTGGGATATCACGGAGCGGATTTCAAAGCCGAGCGGAAAATCCTGCTGGGCCACCTGAAAGGTTACTGTGCCTTCGGAAGCGGCGACAAGATGCAGGCGCACAAGGAAAAGTACACCGCCATCCGGCGGGAGCGCAGGCTGGCTGAGCAGGAAGCGGCGGTGCTGGAGGTCATGGTTGAGGAGGCGAACACCAATGAGTAAGAACATTCAGGAAGCCCTGCTGGATTTGAAAGCCCGGCAGGAAGCCGGAGAAAAGATGCCCTGCCCGCGATGCGGACGGGACACCATGAAGCCGGATCTGCATACCAACGCCCTGAGCCGACATGCCGACGGCATCTACGTGTGCGACGACTGCGGCACGGCGGAAGCGATGCTGGACTTCATGCGGAACCCGCTCCCGCTGGAGTGCTGGGCACAGTTCAGAGAGGGTGAAGCCACAGCGGATTTCAAAGCGGTACCCGGCGAGGAAGCGCTGAAGACCATCAAGGCCGAGCATGTGCCGCGCCTGATCCGTATCTTCCAGCAGTGGAAGGCTGGCGCAGATTTCAAAGCCCTCCGGATCACGGCGATGAAGGAATGTCCCGGCCTGACACAGATCTGGGAGGAACCTTTCCAGGCGCTGTACACGGTGGCCGATGGTGAGATCGTGATCCGGTTCCGGGAGAACAATGACGCGGTGGAGGTTGCCGCAGACCACCTGACCAAAGCGAAGTAAGCCCCTGCGGATTTGAAAGCGGCGACGCGAAGCAAGTGCCAAGCGCTGGCCGCTTTTCCTTTTGCCCGCGTCGCCGCCACGTTGGCCCCTGTCGCGGGCTTGGCGGCAAGGGCAGAGGAAGAACCCGACCGGGCGAAACGGCGCGAACGTGGGCCAAACACGGCGCGGATTTGAAAGCCGCCCAGAGACGATGAAAGCCGCCTTCCGGATTGGAAAGCGGCTGTATTCGTGTGTCCCTGCGGCAGGTATTGTCCAGGTGTTGTCTTACCAATGTGTGCCCCGCTGCAGGCTTCTTTCCAGCGCAGGCTTCAGGATGGTGTTGATTTGAGAGCGCAGGCCGAGCTTCCGGTAGGCGTCTTCGATGCCCTTGTAGTAGGCACTGTGGGGCGGCGACTGGCGAATCATCTTCATGATGTAAATCATGCCTTCGATTTGAGAGCCGTCCGACATGTGCACGGGCCAGCGCTCCTTGATGTAGTAGCTGGGGTATCCTTCGTAGCGGTCAAGGCTCCGTTCGTCGCGGTCGTTGATTTCCCAGACGGCTACGGGCACCCGGTTGCGCTGGTCGCCTGTCTTTTCGACGGTGGCGTGGAGGTAAAACTCCAGCCGGGCTCCGGCGATGTACCCGGTGCCGATGAGCCTGGCATCCGGACAGCGGAATGCCATCTGTTCCTGAACCATGTTGCTTCCGTAAGCGATGTATTTCATTGCGGTTACCCTCCTTGTCGATTTGAAAGCTGTTTCAGGCTGCGCAACCGGAAAGCTCCGGCTGTACCTTTTCGATCATATTCTTCATGTGAATGAGCACCTTCTCGCTGTCCTCCAGCCTGTGGCTAAGCCGAATAAGCCCCATGGTGTCTTCGATCTGATTTGAAAGCAGGCGCACCTTGAACCAGAAGCCGCCTGTTGGGGTGTACGCTGTGCTGATGATGAGCGGGCTGTCGTCGCCTACCGAGGAGATTTCAAAGCGGATATCCTCTCCGCAGTTCCAGCCTTTGTCCACCATCGCCCTGAAATACGGTGTGGCCTCATGCAGGTAATCAGAAAGCTGCTTAACCAGCCTGCGGCCCTTGGGGGTATTCTTGATGATCATGTGTTCTTCCTCCTTCTTGATTTGAAAGCCCTGCCGGGCGGTCCATTACTCACTCTGCCCGGCGGGAAAGTCAACTGGTTTGTGTACCCGCAGCCCAGCTTAATTCAAAAGCTGTGCCCGCAGGCGAAGAGTCAGGCTGCTGATTTCCCGGTGTGTCATGCCGAGGATTTCCAGATCGTTCCCGCCGTTGATGGTCGCCATCAGGATTTCGAAGAGTTCCGTCTTGAAATCCGGCGCGTGGTTCTCCGGGTCTTCCTGCCGGAACTGTGCCCAATCGCGGTGCAGGTCTTGCAGGCTGTAAACGCGGTCGTCGTTCAGGTCGATGAACTGCATGGTGTGTACCTCCTTCTTGATTTGGAAGCCTGTGGCTCCGGGTGAAGGTTCCCGATTCAGGAGCCCTCAGCCGGAACCGCCGGAGCGGTTGCCGTGTGCGTCAGAGGATGGTGTACCGCTTGCCCTTCGCTGTGATTTCGAAGCGGCGCTTGCCATCCTCGTTCCAGACCCGTTCCATCTTTTCGATGTCCTCCAGCCTGCAGGTTTTCATCTTCGGCTGTTTCCGGAGCCAGCGCAGGGCCGTCGATTTGAAAGCGCCGTCCAGTGTCTCCCGGCGGTCAGTGTGGCTGGCGCGGTAGCGCTCCATCCGGATGCGCCCGATGCTGGCGGCTTCGTCGAGCTCGATGTACCAGCCCTCGCCGCGACCGTTGACCTCGGCCCACTTGATTTGGAAGCTGGGCTCCAGTCGGCTGTTCCAGATGGTGCCGTCCCAGCGGTCGCCGACCCAAGTGTCTGCCGCCGCCCGCCCGATGGTCAGGGTGATTACGTCGCCGTGGAAGCCGTCGCTGATGTGGCTCCAGCAAAGCCCGCGTTCAAGGAGAACCCGGATGATTTCGGAGCCGTTGGTGAGGTCGATGTGCGCGATTTCGCCCTGCGAACCGTTCATGGTGTCCGGGAAAATGGTGTACCCCTGATTCAGGAGCTCGGTGACCTTCTGGGTGTACGCGTTGCGGATGTCCTGCTTTTTCATGGTGTGTTCCTTTCCGGGCTCTCGGCCCTGTCGATTTGAAAGCTGTGGCTGGCGCGGGCTTACTTGGCCTCGCGGATTTCGAAGCGGGTGGTGCCGTGTGTCCAAGGGTTGCTCCGCTCCTCGATTTCGAAGCGGCGCTTCATGGCCTGTGCCTGCTCGAGGGTCTTGGTGCCGCCGACCAGACAGCCGTTGCTGTTGTAGATGTGCCAGCGGACGCCGATGTGCTTTCCGTAGGCGATGGCCTGATTTCGGTTCATCATGGGGTGTACCTCCTTGGGCTGTGTGCCCTGCTTGATTTGGAAGCTGTGCGGCTTCCCGCGACCGGGCGATTCCTGTGCCCGGTTTCGGCCCGGTGCCGCCGGGCCATCATCAGGCGGGTCGGTTTCAAAGCTGTGTCCTCCCGGGTGTGCGCCGCCGGGTTCAGGAGGCCCGGCGGGTGGTCTCGGCACCGTTCCTCCAAGCCGCGTTGCCGGGCATGTGCTTCAGGAGGTGTGTGCGGGCGGTCTTGAACTCCTCGCCGTTCATGCCCAGCCGCAGGAGCCAGCACCGGAAGGTGTATGCCGGGTTGTCAGTGACCGGGCGGGCCGGGCTCGCGGAAGCCACCGTCAGGGCTTGGTGGGAAATCGCGAGGCAAAGCTGGATGTAGGCCTTGACCTCTCCGGCGTGAAGTGTGCTGTTGAAGGCCCGGAACTCGATGGTGCCCTTCTGGAAAACGCTGTGCAGGTTCAGCAGGTGGTACCGGGAGGGGTCGTAGTGCTGGTGTGCGTGGTAGGCCCAGTCGCGGTCGTCGTACCAAATCCGGGCGAACTCCTCGGAGGTGGTCGGGCGGCGGCGGTTCAGGGTCGCGAGGAAGTCCGGGTCGACGGGCTGGCACCAGCGGCTCCGGCGCTCCGGGCTGATTTGGAGGGCTTGGGTCAGGAGGTCTTCCTTGGCGTTGACCAAGTTGACCAAGTTCCGCAGGGTTTTGGGGGTGTGCTCCCCAAGGCCGACGTGTACGTGGATGCCGCAGGAGGGGTCGGCGTGTGCCCCAGCCGCCCGGAGGGCCCGGACGCAGGCCTGCACCGTTTCGATGTCTTCCCAGCGGCAAATCGGGCTCACAAACTCTGTGCCTTGGTCGCGCGGCCCGGCGATGCTCGCGTCGCTGACCAGCTTCCACCGCCGCCCGTCCGGCGCGGTGACCTCCCAAGCGTCGTACGCGCCGCCCGCATGCCGGAAGGTCGCTCCTTCGCCGAGGGTTTCCGCGACCACCTGCGCGGCCCGCTGGCGGGTGATGTGGTTCATCTCGATCTCGATGCCGAAGGTCTGGGTTTTCATGGGGGTCTCCTTTCTCCCGGCGGCGGCTTCTCCCGCCCGGCCCGGCTGTGCCTTCTGGGCGGTTTCCCGCCCGGCGCGTACATCCATCACTCTGCCGGGCCGAAAAGTCAACGGTTTTTTTTGCGAAAAAGGAGGACGCGCTTCCTTATACATGCGCGTAGGGGCCGGAAAAAAACCCGGTTTTTTTTCGCCGGGCGGGCGGTTTTTCGCCGCCCGGGCGGGCACACCGACCCGCCGCCCGGAACCGCCGCCGGGCACACTTTCCGACTTTGCTCTGCGAAAGTCCGGCGGGCGGCACACTTCTCCGCTTTGCTCTGGAAAAGTCCACCCGGGCACAGGACTTTCCGACTTTGCTCTGGTGAAGTCCGGGCGGGCGGCGCTTCTCCGCTTTGCCGTGAAGAAGTCCGGCGGGCGGCACACTTCTCCGCTTTGCTCTGGCGAAGTCGGCGGGCAGGTCGGTGTGCCCAGCCGCCGGGCCGAGGTGTGCCCGGGAGGGGGTGGTCAGATCCCTGGGTGTGCCTGGCGGAGACCGCGCCCCCCTCACGCGTGAATTTCCGACAAATTCGGGGGTGGGGGTATCGGCCCGCCCGGATATCAAAAAAGCCGCCCCAAAGGACGGCAGAAGGAGGAACCGTGAATACGAATCTGAACATGCAGACCATGCCGATTGACCGGCTGAAGCCTGCAAAATACAACCCCAGGAAAGACCTGAAGCCGGGTGATCCCGCGTATGAAAAAATCAAACGCAGCCTGCACGACTTCGGGTACGTCGATCCCATCGTCTGGAACGAGGTGACGGGCAACATCGTCGGCGGTCACCAGCGCTACAAGGTGCTGAAGGCTGAAGGCGCGACCGAGGTGGACTGCGTTGTGGTGCACATCGAGAACCCTTCGGATGAGAAGGCGCTGAACATTGCACTCAACAAAGCCACTGGTGACTGGGAACCTACGGCCCTGGCTGACCTGCTGCAGGATCTGCAAAGCGCCGGATATGATCTCGGCGCGACGGGCTTTGACGCTGCCGAGGTGGACGATCTCTTTTCCAAGGTGCATGACAAGGATGTGCATGACGATGATTGTGAGATTGATCCGGAAACAGTCAACGTATATGTACAGCCCGGTGACATCTGGACGCTGGGCAGGCACCGCATGATGTGCGGGGACAGCACATCGCAGGATGCAGTGGACGCGCTCATGGACGGCATCAAGGCCAATCTGGTCGTGACCGATCCTCCCTACAACGTCGCGTATGAGTCCGCTGACGGAAAGAAGATCCAGAACGACAGTATGGCGGATGAGCAGTTTTTCTCGTTCCTGCTGGCCGCTTTCCAGAACATGGCGGCTCACATGGCCGAGGGCGGCAGCGCGTACATCTTCCATGCGGATACCGAAGGGCTGAACTTTCGCCGGGCTTTCAAGGAGTCCGGCTTTCATATTTCCGGGGTCTGCATCTGGGTGAAGAACAGCCTCGTGCTGGGCCGCAGTCCATACCAGTGGCAGCATGAGCCCGTACTCTATGGCTGGCTCCCCAACGGGAAGCATAAGTGGTTCGCCGACCGAAAGCAGTCCACCATCTGGAACTTTGATAAGCCTAAGAAGAGCGCTGACCATCCGACCATGAAGCCGATCCCGCTGCTGGCCTATCCCATTAAGAACAGCAGCGCACCGAACGCCGTGGTTATGGATCTGTTCGGCGGCAGCGGCTCCACCCTCATCGCCTGCGAACAGACCGACCGGATCTGCCGGACGATGGAGCTTGATCCGAAGTACGCGACAGTTATAGTGGAGCGTTTTCACCTAGAGTACCCGGATCAGGAGATCACCGTGCTGCGGGACGGCCAGACACAGCCCTATGACAGTATTGCTGTAAGCAAGTAACAGTGCTGCAGAAACACACTTTTCCCAGACAGTATCCAGACACTATCCCCGGAGAAACACACTTTTCAAGAGAAACGGAGGTGAAACCAGATGGCCACCAGAGGAAGAAAGCCCCTGCCCACGGCCCTGAAAGAACTGGAGGGCGACCGTGGCAAGGGCAGACGACCGCTGAACAAGGATGAGCCGACGCCACCCCAGGACAACGTGAAGTGCCCTGCTTGGCTGATGCCGGAAGCAAAAAAGGAATGGAAGCGTCTGGCTCCCTCCCTGATCGCCATGGGTGTTCTCACCGAACATGACATGGAAGCCTTCGCCGGGTACTGCCAGGCTTACGCCCGGTGGCGGGAAGCTGAAGAATTCCTGTCCCAGCACGGCACCATTTTCAAAACGCCCAGCGGCTATGTACAGCAGGTTCCGCAGGTCAGCATCGCCATGCAGAACCTGAAAATTATGCAGTCCTTCTGCTCAGAGTTCGGCCTGACGCCTGCCAGCCGGGCACGGCTCTACGCCAACAGCGGCGACAGCGCAGCCAGCGACGATCCGATGGAATCCGTCCTGAAGGGGGGCTGGCAGGATGTTCAGTGAAGCGAAAGCCCGCCGGGTGACGCAGTTCATTGAGTGCCTGAAGCATACCAAGGGAGAATTCCATGGGGAGCCGTTCAAGCTGCTGCCCTGGCAGGAAAAGATCATCCGGGATGTGTTTGGTACCGTCCGGGACGATGATCCATCCATGCGGCAGTACAATACGGCCTACATCGAGATCCCGAAGAAGAACGGAAAGAGTGAGCTCGGCGCTGCCATTGCCCTGAACATGCTCTGCAATGATGATGAGTGGCGGGCGGAGGTTTACTCCTGCGCCAGCGACCGTCAGCAGGCGGCTATCGTGTTCGATGTGGCTGTGGATATGGTGAAGCAGTCACCGGCGCTCAGCAAGCGGATCAAGATCATCCCCAGCACCAAACGCATGGTCTACCAGCCGACAGGAAGCATCTATCAGGTGCTGTCCTCGGAGGTGGCCACCAAGCACGGCCTGAATGTGAGCGCCTGTATCTTCGACGAGCTACACACCCAGCCTACCCGCGCACTGTATGATGTCATGACCCAGGGCAGCGGCGATGCCCGGAAACAGCCACTGTGGTTCCTGCTGACGACGGCGGGTACCGACCGGAACAGCATCTGCTGGGAGGTTCATCAAAAAGCCTTGGACATCATCGAAGGCAGAAAGGATGATCCCCGGTTTTACCCGGTGCTTTACGGCCTGCCGGATGATGCCGACTGGACAGATGAAAAGAACTGGTATAAGGCAAACCCCTCGTTGGATCAAACGATCTCCATTGACAAGGTGCGGGACGCTTTCCGCAAAGCCCAGGAAACGCCAGCCGATGAGAACATGTTCCGTCAGCTGCGTCTGAACCAGTGGGTCAAGCAGAGTATCCGCTGGATGCCCATGGACAAATGGGATGAATGCGGCGGCGCTGTCAATGAGTATGAACTGGAAGGCCGCGCATGCTATGCCGGGCTTGACCTTTCCAGCACCAGTGACCTGACAGCCATGGTGCTGGTGTTCCCGCCAAGGGATGACGAAGAGCAGTACATCGTGCTTCCGTACTTCTGGCTCCCCGAGGACACCATGCAGCTGCGCGTCCGGCGCGATCATGTGATGTACGACAAATGGGAACGCCAGGGCTTCATCCATACGACCGAGGGCAACGTGGTGCATTACGGCTTCATTGAGCAGTTCATCACGAAGCTGGGCGAACGGTTCAACATTCGGGAAATCGCCTATGACCGATGGAACGCCACCATGATGGTGCAGACTTTGGAGGACGACGGCTTCAACATGGTGCCGTTTGGACAGGGCTTTCGGGATATGTCGCCGCCGACCAAGGAACTGATGCGCATCGTGCTGGAGCGGAAGCTGAACCACGGCGGGCATCCGGTGCTCCGGTGGAACATGGACAATGCCTTCGTGCGCACCGATCCTGCCGGGAACCTGAAAATCGACAAAGAAAAATCCACGGAGAAGGTGGACGGCGCGGTTGCGCTGGTCATGGCGCTGGACAGGGCCATGAAGAACCAGGGCGGCGAATCCGTCTATGATACCCGTGGACTTTTGATTATCTGACGGAGGTGCAAAATGCCCCAAAAACCAAGAAGACCCTGCCGCTATCCCGGATGTCCGGGCTTCTGCGAACAGGGTCAGGTGTTCTGTAAGGATCATATGGAATGGAGCGGCGACAGGCTGCGCGGCGGTGCGGATGCCCGTGGGTACGACAGCCGCTGGCGTAAGGCCCGCACTCTCTTCCTGAAGCAGCATCCGCTGTGCGCCTTCTGCCAGGCGGAGGGCAAGGTCGTCCCTGCAACCGTTGTGGATCACATTATTCCGCACCGAGGTGACCAGCGCCTGTTCTGGGATCAGACAAACTGGGAACCGCTATGCAAGGGATGCCATGACAAAAAGACTGGAAGCGGACTGTAATCAGAAGGTCAAGCTGCAATTTGTCAGTACCTGTTTCCATATTCCCTTCGTGCTTTTGCCGTCCAATTTGTGATGAATTCTGTCTTTGCGTCCGTATAGGCATCCCGGTTATGTTCAAACTGCTTCCAAAGACGCAGCTTCAATGCTTCGTATTCTTTTGCCACATCAGGATGCTCATTCATATAATCCCGGAAGTACAGTTCATCGTTGTCTCCGGCATGTCGAAGATGGACATGATACACCTTGTCTGCAAATCCATCCGGCGTATAGCCCTTATTGAGCGATATCCTGGATGCATCGGCTGACATGATGATAAAACCGTTTTGTTCCAATACTCGCGCCGCATCGTTTAAGCTGCTGCCTTCAGGGAGTTCAATCATCACATCGATGATATTCTTGGCCCATATTCCTGCTATGGCGGTGCTTCCAATGTGGCTGATACGATGAATGGGCCAGCCTGCAAACAGGTTATGCAGCAAGAGTTCAATCTCCTTGTAGTCATCTGCCCACTTATCATTATGTTCGACAAGAACGATTGGAAACAGCTCCCATAGTTCTTCTAAAGTCATTTCTGATAATTCTTTTCCCATGTATTTCCGCACCCAAATCACGATATTCGGGCTGAAGAGCCCAATTCCACTATACCATGAAGGGCTACCAAAAGCCATTGAAAAGGAGTGAAACCCGCATGAAAAACCCCTTCACCGCGCTGTTCCGTGCTCGGGATAAGCCCCAGGACAGCGTCAGTGCCGCTCCGACCTTCTACTTCGGCACCAGCGGTTCCGGGAAAGCAGTCAATGCTCAGACAGCGATCCAGCTTTCCACGGTGTATGCCTGTGTCCGAGTGATCTCGGAAACGGTCGCCAGCCTGCCGCTGGGTGTATATGAAGTCAAAGAGGACGGTAACCGCAAGGCAACGGAGCATCCGCTGTATCGCCTGGTTCATGATGAGCCCAACAGCGAGATGACGTCCTTTGTGCTGCGGGAGGTCATGCTGGCGCACCTGCTCCTGTGGGGCAACAGCTACTGCCAGATCATCCGCACGGGCCGAAATAAGATCACTGGTCTATACCCTCTGCTGCCAGACAAGATGACTGTGGATCGGGACAAGAACGGCATCCTGACCTACACCTATATGACCAATACCGGCCAGACGGTGGTGCTGTCTCCTGAGGATGTGCTTCATATCCCAGGACTCGGCTTTGATGGTGTCATGGGCTACAGCCCCATTGCGCTGGAGAAGAATGCTATCGGCCTGGGCATCGCTTCCGAAGAATACGGCAGCAAGTTTTTTTCCAACGGCGCTCGCCCTTCCGGTATCCTGACACACCCGAACACCGTAAAAAACCCAAAAGCACTGCGAGAAAGCTGGAACGCAGCCTACGGCGGATCATCCAACGCGAATCGGGTGGCCATTCTGGAAGAAGGCATGAAGTTTGAGCCCATGGCCGTGCCCAACAATGAAGCGCAGTTCCTGGAAACCCGAAAGTTTCAGGTGGATGAAATCTGCCGGATCTTCCGGGTACCGCCCCATCTGGTCGGCGATCTGGAGCATGCCACGTTCTCAAATATCGAACACATGAGCATTGACTTCGCCGTTCACACCATCCGCCCCTGGCTCGTCCGCATCGAACAGGCCATGAATCGCGCCCTTTTCACTGATCAGGAGAAGGGGCGCTTCTATGTACAGTTCAATATCGACGGCCTGATGCGCGGTGACTACAAGTCCCGGATGGAGGGCTATGCCATTGCCCGACAGAACGGCTGGATGTCCGCCAACGACATCCGGGCACTGGAGAACCAGAACCCCATCCCGGCGGATCAGGGCGGTGACGCCTACCTGGTCAACGGCAACATGATTCCCATTACTACTGCCATGAAGCAGCAGACCGACGATGCCACCAGGCAGACTCAGCCTGAAAGAAGGGAGCGGATGCAGCCTTGATTGTTCCCAGCCTGTTCGTCATTGCCGCGCTCATTTTACTCAGCATCCTGCTGATGATTGCCATCGGCTGGACGCATCGACATTAAGGAGGAATTCGCTATGCGACATTTCTGGAACTGGGTCAAAAACGACGATGAGACCCGTACCCTGTATCTGGAAGGTGTGATTGCTGAGGAATCCTGGTTCTCCGATGAAATCACACCCGCGATGTTCAAGGAGGAGCTTTTCTCCGGAAACGGCCCCATTACCCTGCACATCAACAGCCCCGGCGGCGACTGCATCGCTGCCAGTCAGATCTACACCATGCTCATGGATTATCCCGGCGACGTCACCGTGCAGATCGACGGCATGGCGGCTTCTGCTGCCAGCGTCATCGCCATGGCAGGCACCAGGGTGTGCATGAGTCCGACCAGTATGATGATGATCCACAATCCCTTCACCATGGCCATGGGTGATACCGAGGAAATGCGGAAGGCTATCCAGCTGCTGGACGAGGTGAAGGAAAGCATCATCAACGCGTACCAGATCAAGACAGGTCTCGCCCGGGATGAGCTATCGAAGCTCATGGATGGTGAGACCTGGATGAACGCCCTGAAGGCCAAGGAGCTTGGCTTCTGCGACGAGGTGCTTTATACCGGAGACCTGGATCTGCCCGACAACGTGTCGGGTTTTTCTTTTGGTCGCCGGGCTGCAGCCGCCTGTCTCATGAACCGGGTGATTGCCACCCTGCCCAAGCCGGAACCGGCGCACCCGCCTGATCCGGAACCTACCCCTGAACCCGTTACCCCTGACAACCGAGTGAAAGCGGCAGACCTGATGAAAAGGCTGTCGCTTTTGAAATGAAGAAATGGAGGAAATCACTATGAATCAGATTCTTGCTCTGCGTGAAAAGCGCGCTAACCTGTGGAACCAGACCAAGGCCTTCCTGGACAGCCATCGCGGTGAAGACGGCATGGTCTCCGCTGAAGACAACGCCACCTATGAAAAGATGGAGGCCGATGTGGTTGCCCTCGGCAAAGAAATCGAGCGTCTGGAGCGTCAGGCCGCGATCGACCGTGAGATGGATCAGCCCACCGCCGCGCCTCTGGTTTCCCGTCCCACCACTGCCACTGCTCAGAAGCAGGGCCGCGCCTCCGATGAGTACCGGAATGCCTTCTGGGGCATGATCCGGAACCGCTCCGCCAGCCCTGCCGTCATGAACGCCCTGCAGATCGGCACTGATTCCGAGGGCGGCTATCTCGTGCCGGATGAGTACGAGCGCACCCTGGTGCAGGGCCTTGAGGAGGAAAATGTACTGCGCTCCCTGTGCACCGTCATTCAGACCAGCTCCGGCGACCGGAAGATCCCGATTGTGGCTTCCCATGGTACCGCTTCCTGGGTGGATGAGGAAGGCACCATTCCCGATAGCGATGACTCCTTCGGTCAGATCTCCATTGGCGCTCACAAGGTAGCCACCATGATCAAGGTGTCTGACGAGCTCCTGCAGGACAGCGTTTTCGATATCGAAAACTACATCTCTGCTGAGTTCGCCCGTCGCATCGGCGCTGCCGAGGAAGAGGCCTTCATCAATGGCAATGGCACCGGCAGGCCCACTGGTCTGCTGCATGCCACCAACGGCGCGGGCACCGGCGTGACCACTGCTGGTACTACCATCGTTGCCGATGAGATCTTCGATCTGGTGCACTCCATCAAGAGCGTGTACCGCAAGAAGGCGGTCTTCCTGCTGAACGACAGCACCGTAAAGGCCATCCGGAAGCTGAAGGATGGCCAGGGCCAGTACCTGTGGCAGCCCGGCCTGAAGGAGGGTCAGCCCGACACCCTGCTCAACTACCGCCTGGTCACTTCTCCCTATATGCCGGAGATCGGCGCTGGCAAAAAGGTGATCCTGTTCGGTGACTTCAAGTCCTACTGGATCGCTGACCGCCAGGGTCGTTCCTTCCAGCGTCTGAATGAGCTCTTCGCCGTTACCGGTCAGGTCGGCTTCCGCGCTACGCAGCGTGTGGATGGCCGTCTGGTGCTGGCTGAGGCCATGAAGTGCCTGGCTGTGAAGGCTTGATAACCCCAACCGACCATGGGAGCCATCTGAACGCGGGTGGCTCCCATTCCTTTGAAGGAGGGACATCCTATGGCGAACACCTATAATTCCAAGAACTATTTTGCTCATGGCGGCGAACAGCTGGTGATCGGCGGCAAGCTGACCTTTCTGGACGGCGCGGAGGTCGAGAATTTTCCCGGCAGCGCCAGCGGAAACGCGGCTTCGGGCACCGCTCCTTATGTGGCTGACAGCGAGGCGACCACCGTAGTCAACCTGAAGAATGACTTCAACGCCCTGCTGACTGCGCTGCGCACCGCCGGAGTGCTGTCCGCGACCGCGCCTGCCGCGACGGAGCCTGAAACCACTGACCCTGAAACGCCTGCCGAGGGAACTGAGGGCGGTGGTTCCTGA